TTTCCCGCCATAACTTCACCAAAATTCTCGCTAGAATTTCTATATGCATCAAACATACCTACTTTTCCGACTACAACGCTGTTTTCATCTAATAAATAAAGTTCTACACGTCCCATAGTTGCAGGGTTTAAGTTTCGACATTCAACTATTGCATCAAGTGTGAAATCTTGTAGCGGTCCACCTGTAATGCTTCTTTTCACTGCTGGTCCGTGCCAAAATTGCCCTTGACCGTAATCAGATGGCATAATACGCGCACCATCAGCTATCATTTTCCCTGCTACGATTCCATAATCTGAAACAAAATCTTTTCCCACTTCCGTCCAACCCACTAGAGAATTCGCTTTATCATGCATAACCAATTCATACCGACTTATTGGCGTTTCATCTATCTTAACTGGATATCCTATACGAAAATGTTGATTTCCATTTTTATTTATAATATCGATGAATGTGGAAGGATTCTCTACCTGTATCTTGAATTTTGGTTCTGAAAATACACTTCCTTCATTCAAAACATCCATTTTAATAATATTATTTGGTTCTAGTTTTGCTTTTGCATTTCGAATTGGTCCTAATTTATAAGGCATTGGACAAATGAATTTGATTGTTCCTATTCCAAGTGTTACAAATTCATCTGGATCAAAGCTATCATCCACAATTGCTACATACGTTCTGTTTGGTTCTACGTCAAAAATAAGCTCTGTTGGTTGATCAGTTATTAGCCAACTTGCAATTTCCTCTTTCAACTTTTCTAAGTTAGATCCATCAGGTACTATAATTCCTACCGGAATAGATAAAACGCGCATTTCTGTTTGTGTGTTTAACAGTCTTGCTCCTGGATATCCTGGAACGTTTAGAAAATTTCGTTTCAATGGTGCCCAAGTAGGTCTTTTCCATCCTTTCGCAATTTGAATAAAGTTTTTACGCATTTTGTTAAATGTAAAAGAACTCATGTTGACACCTCATTTCTTTATAAAATAAAAGAAACCCAAACCTAAAAGGCTGAGTCTCTTTGTTTTTCTCTTTCTTGGTACTCGGTTGTATATCGATACGTACCACGCGCCACATCTCGCCCCTCTATAACAACAGGAACCTCAACAACCAAATCACCACCAAGCATCGGAATTGCTCCGTCACCAGATGATCCAAATGAGTTATTAAATACTTGATTTGATACACTGCTTGTCATAGCTTGTCTACTATTTGACATACTTCCATACACACCACTCATAACAGACTTTAAAACCGATAATTGGCTCATAGAACTAGCCATCATGCGACTCATATCACCCATTAATTGATTCATAGTCCCAGTAATACCGAGTGATTTTTCTTTCGATGATAAAGGTGTAACTGTAATTGAATTACCCTTCTTCTTAAATAACTCTGGTCCGGCTTCTCCTGTGATAAATGAACCATCACCTACAGGCTTTCCACCTTTAGCAAGCATTGGTACATGAGGAATAGTTGGTGCACTAACACCTGGTATATTGTTTAATAATTCTGCTGGTGTGTTAAAACCGTCTATGAACTTATTTATGATACGAATAATTCCATTAATCGCTGTTTTAATACCGCTTTTAATTCCATCCCATACACCTAATACAGCTGATTTCATTCCTTCAAAAGCTCCACTAACAGCACTTGTTACCCAACGAACAGGAGTCATAATTGCATCTTTCAGTCCATTCCAGACAGAAGATGCGGTTGACTTTATACCTTCCCAAATGTTTGAGAGTGTTGATTTAATACCATTCCAAATACTACTACTTGTACTACTAATCATATTCCATACAGTTGAAATTGCTTCTTTGATGTTATTAAAGACAGAACTTGCTGTGGAAACAATTGAGTTCCATAAGCTAGAAAGGAAGCTTTTAATCGTATTCCAAACTGCGCTTGTTGTGGAATTAATCGTGTTCCAGGCATTCACAATCCAGTTTTTTATTACATCAAAAATTGGTGTTACGATAGCGACTAATCCATTCCAGCATGCTTGCAAGAAATTCTTCAATGTATTCCACACCGTCATTGTGGTGGAACTAATAACATCCCATACATTCACAATCCAATTTCTAAGTGTTTCAAAGACAGCTGTCGCAATCGAAACAATGCCATTCCAACAAGCTTGAAGAAAAGCAACTATAGCATTCCACACTGTTGTTGCAGCTAAACTAATAGCATCCCACACAGAAACAATAAAACTCTTTATTGATTCAAATATTGGAGTAGCAAAGTATAAAATAGCTGTCCAAACCGCCTGTAAGTATTGCGTAATGAAATTCCATACCGTTTGAATAACTGTGGAAATACCATTCCAAATCATAGAGAAGAAATCAGCAATGCCTTGTAAAATAGGAGTTAGAAAGGCAACTAATCCATTCCAGGTGCTAATGAAAAACTCACTAATCGCTGTCCACACTTCGGAAGTGGTTTGGCTGATACTATTCCAAACTTCTGATAATGTTTCAACTACCCCATCCCAAATACCAGTCAAATACTCAACAATTGAATTCCACGTTTCCGTAGTAATTTCAACAATCGAATTCCATGTTTCAGATAAGGACTCCGTTATCCCATTCCATAGTTCTACTAAAAACTCTTTAATTGAATTCCATACAGAAGCTGTAGATTCACTAATACTTTCCCATGTTTCTGTTGCCCATTGGGATATGCCGTCCCAAATTCCTGTTAGAAATTCTGTAATTGAATTCCATACCTCCATGGTCCATTTTTTGATATCGTCCCAATTTTTATAAATCGCAATGCCTAGAGCTGCTATAACCCCTATAATAATAGGAATTGCAGCAACAAGCGTGGCGGCTATTCCTGCTCCGATACCAAACAAGCTCATGACCGCCACGACTATAGGAGCAAGCGCCATAATCGCACCAGAAATAACCCCGATAGCTACTGCAATTGCTGCTAATGTTGCTGCTAATTCCGGATTGTCAGAAACCCATTCTGCAAATTTAGAAACAAGATCTGCTACCACTAATAAAACTGGTTCAAGAGCCATCTTTAAATCTTCCATAGCTTTTTGAAATTTAACAGCTGGACTTGCATCTATTTTAGAAGTTGCTCCATGTAAATCTTCTACACCTTTTTTCAAATCAACTTGCTTACCTTCTGCCTTTAGAATCGTATTAATAATTTTCTTTCCTTGGTCTTCCCAAAGGGTTCCGAACATCTTCGTGCCAAGCGCATTTCTGTCTGTCGCATTTTCAACACCAGCTAAAGCCTTGGTTGCTTCAAGCATCGCTTTTTGTCCATTTTCACCACCGCCAGCAATTGCTTGTCCCCATTTTTCAAACTGATTGGCTGAAATCTTTGTTTTATCTAAAACCGCTTGCATGGACTTATCTACACCAGCACCAAACTCAGCCATTTTGATACGACCTTCTTTAATACCCGATATGTTCAACAGGATTCGCAACATCCTGTCAGTTCTCTTATGAACTTCTGTATATCACTATACAGACCAGACTATATCATCATCTTTATATAAGATGCTCCCCATTTCGGATGTCATTGGCTTACACCCTACGTCTTTCGACTAGTCGTTACACACTTCCTATTTATTGGCTTGGCTCGGTATTGTCTCTTATGTGAGAGTTTCACCGAATTAGAGGAGTTTGCTATGAATGTCTCCACTCATAGGGACAATTTTTTATCCAATAGGTTGTCTATATTCCAACTTTTCGTGTCTACACCTGCTGACATAATTCCTTGAACTTCTTTAGCTGTAAAACCAGCTTGAACCATTTGGTCACCATATTCAGCAATAATGTCTAATTGTTCTGGTGGAAAACCTGTTTTTAATAAAGTATTAACTAATCCTAAAGCCTCTTCATTAGTAATCCCTAATGTTGCACCAATCTCATTCGCTTCCTGTATAAGCTCATTAAAATCAATCCCTGCATAACTTGAAGCTATAGTTGCCGCTCCTTTAACTACAGCCGCATTCGTTTCATCAGAAGCATCCTTATTCAATGCCCACTGTTTTCGAACACCCTCTAAGGCTTCTTCTGCATCCACACCATAAGTAGTTACACCCCTTACAGCTTCTTCTACTGATTTTTTCGAAGACTCCGGAACATCAAAAGTGATATCAATCTTTGTTTTTAATTTAGACATGTCCATTGCTTGCTCAACTGCACTTGCAATACCGCCACCGGCTGCTATACCACCTATGACATTTTCTAACCCTACTTGTAATCCTTCAAACTTTTCCTCTGTCCTTCTAGCTTCTTGTTGTAAATCTCTTAACTCATTTCGTACTTGTTGTATGGAGTTTCCAGCATCCACAGAGCGAAGCGCACGTTGTAATTTTTCAATATCTGTTTCTGCTCCTAAAGCTTCACGACCAATAAGACCAATTGCCTGTTCTAACTGGCGACTTGTAGCCGATCCACTTTTAATTGCATTTACAAGACGATTACCTAATGCTCCTGCAAAGTCATCAACGCTTTTTCCTGTAGCACTAAATAAGGTTTCTAATTGCCTAGTGGAGCTTGCTACACTTTCTTGCTCAGCTTTCATGTTTCCAAGCTTATTTTTCAACCCATCAAGTGAGCCTTGTGTAAATTCAATTTCACGCCTAAACGCACGATATTGTTCTTCAGAAATTTTACCGTTTTGAAATTGAGCTTGGACTTGTTGTTCCGCCGCCTTCAATTTATCTAACTTTTGCGTTGTATTTTCAATTTGTTGTGTAAGTAATTTTTGTTTTTGAGAAAGCGCCTCAATATTCCCAGGGTCAAATTTTAAAAGGCGCTCAATATCCTTTAACTCTTTAGCTACATCATTACTCCGCTTATTAACATCTTTCAAAGCATTTTGAAGACCTGTGGTTTCACCACCGATTTCAACTGTTATTCCTTTAATTCTTCCTCCTGCCATCATCTCACCTCTTTCTTAGAACGAATCGAAGTCTTTTTGATTTGCTTTACGAGCTTTTTCTTTATCTGGATTCTCCATTTCAGCGAATTCAGCAATATAATCAAAACAATCACCAATAGTCATTTCTTCTAAATCACCATGTGATAATTTCGCTTTATAACAAAGAGCAAGGAAAGTATCAGTGGATAATTCTTCATCACTGAAATTCCCTCGCTCTTCATTATTTTTCTTTATTTTTTTTTTGCCCCCATCGTACTTTGAATCAGATCCATGATTTCTGGAATAATTTCAGAAATAGGGAATTCATCAAATCCATCTAACCATGTAATCGGATCAGCGATTTCGGGGTTTGCTGTTTTTGCATATAACCAAACTAAATCATAAATAACTTCAAAATCTACTTTACTTAAATCAGCATTTGCTAAATCAATAGTAGGCTGTGAGCCATTTTGAGGTGTGATTGGTGAAATGATTCCTAATCCAAACATATCTGCAAATAAATCACGTCTAAATTGCGCTTTATACTTTTTAACTGTTGCTGCTGTGCTTTTTAATCGGACCTGTTTTCCGTCTATTGTAATTGTCTTTTCCATTTAGAATTACGCCCCTTTTGATAATGTAGTTTTTGTGTATACTTTTTTATACCAATCATCATAAACCGCTGGTGTTGTTTTAGATGTAGTTTTTGTTTTAACCATACGTTTTCCGTTAATATCTATTGGACTAGATACAAATTTAAGTTCGTTGGTATTTGGTTCAGCAGAACTTGTTTTTGTTTTAGATGCAACTGTAGGGCGACTTGCTGAGTTGTTAAACAGAACGTGACGAGTTGCTTTTTCGTCTCCATCAAATTCAAATAGCAATGCAAATTGTTTTCCTTTCGCATCAGCCAATTCATTTAGTACGCCATCTTCCGCATCTAACTCTTCACCCAATACATCTACAGCAAATTGTTCTGGGATAGTAGCAATGCTCAATGTCCCGTCATAACCCTGATTATTACTTGCTGAATAATAAAGCATGTCATCAGCATAGAATTCAATTAAGTCTCCACGTGGATCTAATGTTAATTCAACTGCGCCTGGAATTGGGATTGGGGTTTTAAACTTTACGACTCCATCTAGAATTTCATAGAGTGCATAATAAACGTTCTTTAAACCGAAAGTAACTTTATTTTCCTTATTCATTTATAACAACCTCGTTTCATATATTTTTTGATACAATTTTTCAGATTCAATAAAAGTCCCAAACGATTCATAAGGAATATCATGATCATCTAGGACTTGTTCTAATTTGGATTCAGCAATTAAATCTTTTTTAATTGTATAAAGCTCAATAGTTACATCATTTATTTTGTGATAGACTTTGTTATCAGCTGGCATATTAGGAGAACCATCTACAAAGTAACAAATATAAGGCGGTGTTGGCACAGGATTACCTGGCGTTTCGGTGAAATGCGAATAAGCCACAGGATTACCTGTAGCATCAAGGATTTTTTTGAATTCACCTAATGTCATTGCCCTATCGCCCTTTCGACACGCTCAACAAAGTCATTAATCGCATGTTCTTCAGCCGGAGCAATATGAACTTGAGCTGGAACACGTCCGCCACTTGCCTTCGCATGACCTTTCTCTAATAAGTGTGTAAGTTGTGGCTTTAAAGCATTATGAACAATAACTGCATTACCATCCTTTTTCTTACGCCAGCCTTGACTATACTTCCCTGTTTTATTAGGACTTTTTTGTTTTAATTCATTTACAAGATTGGTCGCAACCTTTTCTTTAGCATCCTCTATATCTTCTTCTACTAGATTAGTGTATCTTTGTAATTCCCTAGCAATATCACTTGCAAGAGTATCAATATTAGACACCAGCTTTCACCTCACAATAAAGTTCGATTTTTTCATCATCTCTTTCATACATGCGGTAAATGCTATATTCTTTATCTCGATACTTCACTTTTCTTTCATCCTGGTAATCCCAGACATGGACAATCAATATATGACTGGCCTTGATATTACTTTGTCCGGCTTGAAAAAATTCTGATTGAGGAACTGATTTTTTCTTACCAAATATCTGTCTACTAAATACTTCATTTTCCTCAACTTGTCCTAATTCATCTTTAGTAATTGTTATTACTGGGAATAGTAAAATATCATTCATTTGTAGTCACCCGCTAAAGTTAGATGATTCTTAAGCATGTTATAAGATGCAAAAAAACGTTCTGCCTCTTTTGCGTCTGAAATAAAATTAGCTTTTACATACGTAATAATTGCTCTTTTAATTAGAGGATCAGTGTCATCATTTGCCTTGAGATGAGAAACACCTGATAACTTCAAATCATATCGAGATGCTTCAATTAGATCTTCAAGTTCATCATCAAGAGCATTATGTGAGACACGTACCGCTTTCTTCACAACATCAAGCATCATATTCATTCACCAACTTGCGCTAGCTGTTTTAAAGCTTCCAAAGCGGCATCTTTACCTTTAATCTTTTCACCATTTGGAAGTTCGTAATATCCTCCTCCAACATGAACTGGTCCTTTTGAGTCTTCTTGTTTATCTATAATTCGTTCTTTATTCAAGAAACCTTCATCTTGTAGATACATTACACGTTCTGCATCATTTGATTCATATGAATTTGCAACACTATAATGAATGAAAGTGAATTTATCTCGAAAAGCTCTTTTTACAACATATTTATTCAATGGTTTCCCACTCACTGTTAAACCTCCTTATACCATAAAGAAAAGCGACTATTATACAGTAGCCGCTTTCTTCACTCGTAAGAATCCATTTTTAGAAATTACGTTACCGCCAGCAAATACTGAGCCTCTATGAGCGATCATACCCTGCTTGAATAAGAAGTCAGTTGAACGTTGCACATCCATATCAGAGAAGATAGTAAGTTGGTAGTTTGATAATGGACCATAGGCCATATTGTATTGACCAGTTGTAGTCGCTGCATCAGATACTGCTTTACAAGCACTATTGATGATGAATGGTACGCCATCAATTGTTCCAGAATTCCCTTGGGAAACAACGTTGTACACTTTTTTACCATCAGAAGTACGAAGTTTAGCGAATGATTTTAAATCCTTCTTATTCAGAATTAAAACAGCCGCATCTTCAACATCTTCATCTCCACCATAGCTATAGATAATGTCATCTAGAGTGGCATCATCAATTTTTGAGATTTCTAAATCTGTTGCTGGATCAATCGCTTTAGCTGCTGTTGAAAAAATACCAACAAGTCGATTAGTTGCACCTGTACCAATTAAAATTTCACGAGTTAACTTTTTACGAGTGGCTACAGTGATACCTTTCATGACTTCACCATCGTAATCAGCTGCTGGTAACTTCTGAAGCTCTTCTGTGTCTTCTGAATAAGCTGTAACCTTTGTTTTTGTGATGTCTGCATATCCAAACTTTGTCTCGACATTAGCGTAATCAGTACCTTCAGTTTTATAATCACCTTCACCATAGCTTTCGAGGTATGGTTGTTGGTAGCTCTCTCCACCCTTTAATGTTTTTGTAGATACACGATCAATTAATGTAGATACTTCATTGAAAGTAGGGCGGATATCCGTTGCACTATGCTTAGGTAAAACTACATTACCACTTCCAACTGTAACGGCACGGTTTTCCATTAGAGCTTGTCCACGTTTTTCAGAAGTCTCTAATTCTACATCTTGTTTCTGAGGTTCATTGTTAAATATTTCAACTGTACGCATTTCAGGCATTTGATTATTATTAATCTCCTCTGCTTCTTTTAATAACCTTTGTCGTGTTTCAATTTGTTTTTGTGTTTCTTCAAGATCTCTTAGTTCTGTTTCTAATGCTGCTAAATCTACTTCCTTATCGCTTTGTAACGTTGAGCGAATTTCTGATTTCCTAGTTAAAATTTCTTGTAATGTTTTCAAATGAACCTCTCCCTTATAAATATGTTTTTAAAATTAGTTTTTTACGTAATTCTTTTTGATTGCGTTCCTTCACAAATTGCTTATATGGGTCATGACTTCTAGCTGAAACTTGCGAATCAGGATAAGCCGGGAAAGCTACTGGACTAATCTCTAGTAACTTAGCTTTTGTTACACTACGAACTACATTGTCCGGATCTGATTCATCCCATTCTTCTTTGACCATTTGGAAGCCAAAAGAAACACCGTCTACATCACCGCGTTTAATCGTCTCGTATGTGTCATTTCCGAGTGTTGTATTGGCTAAGTCTAATTCAAACCTTAGTCCAATCTCATCTTCAAATAAACGAAGAGTACCATTTTTAGTTCTTCCTAACACTTGTGATGTGTCGTGGCTCCATAAAGCTAATTGATCATCTTGAGTCAAAGACTCTGTGAAAGCTCCTTTTTTAAACTGCTCTTTAAATCGTTGCCAATAGCCCATTGTTACAGATTTCATTTCCCATTTAACTGCATAACCAGAAATTGTTCGAAGGCCATTTTCTAATTCCCTAATTTCAAGAGCACTACTCAGTAGTTCCCTCTTTTCCGTCTTGTTCATTGTCATCACCTCCTTCATCAGTGACATTCCCTTCCTTGACTAAGGCTGTATCCAACCTTCTGATTGGCTTGTCTCCACCTTCAATTGGACCAAGTGAAAGAATTGCTCTCCATTCATTTGGCGTTAATGAGCCTCTGTCTACCATCTGAACAAGATTCATCTTTGTACTCATTGAAGCGTATTGAAGAGAAGAGGATTCAAAGATAATCTTGTTACCAAATCCCCTTTCTCGACGTGAAAAAAGCTTCCTGGTATATTCTCCAGCAAGCTGCATCGCAAAAACCTCTATCTCTGACTCGTAGTAAGCATTCCACTCATCTTCGTTATATTTACTCTGAATTATATTTTCGTTTGTATTAAAGAAATTATAGATACGTTGAACAGTTTCTTGCATCTGCTTGGAATCCGGTACAAACGCTTCAGGTTTCACTTGTTCTAAATCATACCTAGGATCAGAAGAAGCTGCTCCACCATCATTTGAGATATTCAAATAGTTATTTACAAAGTTTTTAACCTGACTATCAATATCTTCTTGTTTTAGTACTGACTTAAACTTAAGAATCCACTTTACTACTGCGCTATTTTTAATCGCTTTAACAATACCTTGATCAGTTGTCGTAACAATCTCCATTAATTGTGCTAATGCATTACCAGGATGCTCTCCGAAAAAGTCATTATCATTAAAGTCTTTGCGCAAATGAATGATATCTGTATATGGAATCGTCATCAGCTTACCATTTTTAAAATAAAACTTTAAAAAGATGTCTCCCTGTGCACCTTCTACAACTTCAACTGTTGTACATGGAATAGGATAAATCTCAGTAGGATAACCAAAATCATCACGCTTAATATACGCGAATGCATTATGATTCAACTCTAATTGAACAGCCATTTTCTCTTGAAACATTTGTCCTGTCATCAATGGATTAGGCTCTTCCAGTAAAAATCTCATATAAGAATCTGGATTCACCTTGAATTCAGTAGAGTTATCTCGTATATGCTTGGCTATCAGCTTACCAACTGCTTTTGCTTTAGGACGTATACAAGCTCGTATAATGTCACTTTGATAGATGTCCCCATTCCATGCAAAAAAACCTCCACCATTATCGTTTATCATTTCAAAACGAGTTGTAGTAGGAGCCTGTTTCTTTCCAAATATCTTATCAAATAACCCCAAATTCTCACCTCCTTCTTATATCATGTTGAGGTAGTCATTTCGTTTTTCTTGAAGAACTACATATGCATTTAAAAGTGCTGCTGTGCCATCAATACGACGTCTTTGGTTCTTTGTTTTATTTGGTTGTATATTTAAATTATTATCAATGGCTATAGCTGTATTGGAAAGGCACCACTTATCAATTGCATTGTTGTTATAGTTGACTAACTTAGATTCCAAGTCAGCTCCTAAAAGTCTCATCGGGCTAGAAAGAGTCTGTTTACCTTGCGCGATAGGAATCATAGATTCTTTACCAAAATATCCTTCCATCTCCTCAACCCAATACTTAGCTGACCATCTATCATAGCCAATCCAAGGTAGATAAATACCACATTCATCTCGTATTTCTAAGAACCATTTCGTGACAAATTTATAATGAACGGAATTTCCCGGTGTTGTTCTTAATATTCCTTGCTCGTGCCATAAATTATATGGGATTTTATCTTCTTTACTTCGCTGCTCTAATAAATCTTCCGGAAGCCAATACATCTGCTTCACATAAATATGTGGGTCTTCTGGGACCATAAAAATAACCTTCGCTGCTGTTAAATCAGTAGTTGAAGATAAATCGCAACCACCAATTCCATAGGAAGGTTTCAATTCTTTGATATTATAAGTAGCTGAGTTATTCAATTGTTCAAATGTTAACCATGCTTCTGATGATGTTTCACGAATATTAAAGTCTTTCGTCAATAAATTGCTCACTAAAAGAGAATTAGCCTTAGCTTTATTTACTTTCGTTTCTAAGTTATCTATTTTCTTTATGGTACCTAAACCCGGATTTGCTTTAGCCCATTTGGTTTTGTCAGTCCACTCTTCTCTTTTATCAAGTTCATAAATAACAGGTAAAAAACGGTCATCTGTATAACCATCTTTATCTTCTAATCCATTCAGTAACATTTCTGCTTCGTCATACTTCATATCATAAACAGATTCTCTTACTGTCCCAGCTGTTGTAATCATAAGAATCAATGGCTGTTCACGTGCTGACGTACCATCGACAATTACGTCATATAAATTCTTGTCCTTCCACGCATGTATTTCATCAAGGGAGGCTCCGTGAACATTTAGACCATCTAATGTATCACTATCACTACCGACTGGTTTAAATACACTATCATTAAAATCTGCCGTTAATTCTTTGACTAAAGTTTTTATTCTTTTGGACAAAGCCGGTGACTTTTTAACCATTCTTTTTGATTCTGACCAAACGATTTTAGCTTGTTGTTCTTTAGTTGCTACCGCATATACCTCAGAACCACCTTCACCATCTGCTACCTGTAGATATAAACATATCCCAGACGAAAGCGTAGACTTACCATTTTTACGTGCAACTACTAAAAATGCTTCCCGATATTTTCTAGTACCATCAATTTTATGAACAAAACCAAAAGTAGCGGCTAAGAAAGCCTGTTGCCAAAGTTCTAGGTCAATTGGTTTTCCAGCCCATTTTGCTTTACTATGCTTACAATAATTTTCGATGAATTCAATAACATGATTAGCTCGATTAGAGTCATATTCATACTCAGAATCATTATTATAAACATCACTAACGAGTTTCTTATAAATACGTTTAACTTTGTCACCTACTACAATTTCACCAGATTCAATTTTATTGTAATAATCTATTATAGGATTATGTGATAGTGGATATTGTTTTCTCATCGATTCTGCACAAACTTTTCAAATCCATCATCGGTTTCTTCTTTTTTCTTTAGATCCGGCTTAGGGACGTAATCACCTAATTGCTTCATAATGCTTTGATAGTTTTTGTTCATTGCTATATATCGTCGAGCTTGCGGACGTTCCCTCTCATACGGCTCTTGATTCTCTGATTGTGAGAACATTTCATCATAACCATTCTCATCGAGGTCTTTTCGAATATCTTCTAATCGAACACGTAAATCTGCCGCTTCCACAATTAATCCCTCTACTACCAAGAGGGTATCTTTTGGCATTTCTTTATATATTCGTTTAAGTCTGGTTATCTCTTTACTAACCCGTTCTTCTTTTGTTAATTCCTTCTTTATTGCCATAAATAACACCTCATCTCTTCTACATTTTGGGTAGGGGGTCACGCGAAATGACCAATTTATTTTTTGAAGCTCCATCATCGGTCCTTCGAGAGCTCGAAAATGATTTTGAGACAGAGGGGGGTTTTTATTTCTTTGGAAATATCAGCGTTCACTTTTTATTTTAATTTTTATTCTTTTTGTATTAAATCCCCATTCCCATCAAACATTAATCCTTCAACAACTGGACTATTCTTCTCATGATGTTCACGGTTGTGGCAATCCTGACATAAAAGTTCTAAGTTATGAAAGCTCAATGTAATCTCTGGGTTATTTATATTCTCTGGTGTTATGTAATCCTTATGGTGAACAATTTTTCCACTCCCCTTACACCTCTCACACAATCCATATCTAAATTTAAAATATGAATCCCTACACTTCTTCCATGCTGTGGATTTATAAAACCTCTTTGCAAATTCTTTTGCCATGCATCCACCTCAAAACAAATAACCGCTCAATATTGAACGGTTATCTTTTATATAAAGTTATACAAGACTCAATACGGTAAATGAAGTTTTATATAACATAATTGTCATTAATCCCTATCTATTATTAGGTGGCTTTTGTACGACAAAATAAAGCTTTTATCTCTTATTGGACAGACTTATATTGAATGCAAATACTCTAAATAGCTTTCCTCTCGACATTTTATACCATTATATTGTTTTATAAAAAAATATAGATTAATTAATAGAATTACCTTTACACGTATTATAATACGTGTTATAATAAGAGTATAGAAAGGAGGGAATAAGGGAGATGGACATTCTAGATATGTTAGACAAAGTAAGCGGGATTTCTTCTTTCATCTTAGCGATATACATACTTCTCAAAGAAAGCAAAGAAGAAAAAAATAAGCGTCCTCAACGCAAAGGTTCCAGCCGACCAAGCAGAAAACCTAAGCGAAGAAAACGCAAGTAACCCAATGGGAAACTCAACCAACTGGTTGGGTTTCTCAAAAAAATATTATCATCTCCCATATCAATATGTCAAAAACTTCATTGATTTTAAATACTATTTGTTTATTTTTAGCAATTCGTTTCTTTATTGTTACCGACTTTTCTAATTTACAAATGTTAGACACTATCTACCTAATAGTGATTATTTTATGGATTCTGGTCTTCACCATTTCGATTATCAAGAGATTTAAGAAGTAAATCCATTACACTATATTTAGCAGGAGGAAAAGCTAATGAGCACTTACCAAGACCGCTACATCTACCCATCTATTTTTGATTTTTCTAATGAGCAGGTTACTGTTACATTTCCTGACTTAACAGATTGTCATGCTAATGGTAATAACTATGAGGATGCTTTTGAAATGGCTAAAAAGACATTAGCAACTCATCTATATGGAATAGAAGAAAATAAAGGCACTATTCCGCCCGCATCTAATCCAACTTCTATCCAAACTAAAGACAATCAAGTTATTGGCTTAATGGAAGTATGGATGCCACCATTCCGTAGTGAAATTGAAAATAAAGCAGTAAAGAAAACATTAACTATTCCTCATTGGCTTGATAAAATGGGAAAAGCTAATAATGTAAACTACTCTCAAGTGTTACAAGATGCATTAAAAAAACATTTAGGTGTTACTGAAAATAAGAACGTATAAAAGAGATGATTTATCTTCATCTCTTTTTTCTATCTCCATAATAAAAGAAATAACCCTTTATATTAGGATTATTTCTTCAACTAATTTTATTCGAATGCCTTTTTAATAATTTTATGAGTTCCAATTAAAGAAAGACCTAACAAAACTGTTCCAAAAAGAAAATAAACTATAAAAATGAAATAATACATATACTTGTTAGAATCTATCGATAAATACGGAAACCAAAAAATAGTTAGTAAAAAGAGTAGTGCAATAAGCATCAACGTCAAATAATTCATATAAAAGTTTTTGTTCTCTGTTCTAGCTTCTTGACTTTGAAAAGACATACAAGCAATTGCAATTGCAATCAAACCTATTATTATACTTATCCCTAACTTGGAAGTTTCCTGAATCATCTCTATTAGCATTTTCATATTTCCTATAGCATTAAATACTACAGCGAATAATGTAAAAATCGCCAAAAATATAACTGATTGGGCGATTATTTTAATGTCTTTACGTAATTTCCTCATACAAATCAACCTCCTCTATATAAGAATAAAAGGAGGTTGAAATAAAATCAATAAAACTTAATATAAAGTTAAAGTATTTTATTTTAATACTTATCTTAATTAAATTTTGTACAAAAAATGACTATTCCTCTTCATATGGTCTATACTTACTACGCAGGACTTCTAGTTCTTTCTTCTTCTCTTCAATGTCTTCACGTAGAAACAAACTCACTCGTTCCATTTTTTTAAACGGCACAAGTTTACCATCTTTAATCATTTTACTAATTCTCGCTTTACTAATCCCTAAAACATCCATTACCTCTGGTGTCGTTAGTACCTCATCATGTAAAAAAGAAAGCAGTTGCTCTTTATCTTCAAACTTGTACAATTTATTCACCTCTTTTTTCTTTAAAAATCCCATAAAGTCGTAATGACGTATTTATTATATAAAGGACTAAAAGAATGATTAACACGATATCCAAAACAGTTTTAAAAACACTCGCTTCGACTGAATCTCGAAAATACGCAAAGTAAAACAGTGTAACAAAAATAATTAAGAAGTTCGATGAATTACTTGTTTTCTTCATATTGTTTACAAATTGGCAAGTTGTTATAATGTGTATAGAAGAGAGAAGGTGCGCTTCTCTCTTCCGCTCAAAATCATTTTCGTTTACGTCTGGCTGGGCGTTTTCGTTTGGTTTTGAGCTTTTTTACTTTTTCGTGGATGACTAGGACTTTTTCAATGATTGTTAGTGCTGTAAGTATCATTCCTAGTATCAGTGCTAACTTTGCCAATTTGTTTCCCCCCCTTTCTATATTTATTATACCATAATCTATTTACCTAAGTAAATAGATTATGTGCATTTTCTAACTGTTTTTTGATATTTTTATCAATTTTATCTCTAATCAAATATACGTTTCTCCTTTGATATCTTGCTTATCTACTACCAAAAACCAAAACAAAAAGCACCCAATCCGGATGCCTTTTGTTCAATAGAAAAGACTATATAATACCCTTATTTTTTATGGTAATTTAGATGCCATTCAAAATACTCAGCATTATCATTATTCCACGTTAAGCACTCTTTTCCTTGGAGACTCTCAATATAATCCCTTACTGACTCTGGTAAATTATCTGTATTAACCAAACTAATAATTTCTCCATTCAAGACAGTAATATAACCTTTCTCAAATAAATCATCACAACCAAATTTACACATAGGCATGGCTATATTTTCAATATCTAGTCTTTCTTCTATGCTACAAAATGCTCTTTTCTTAATATGTGCAGCAACAAGCAAATCTATAGGATACTCTTTCCCACAAATTCCACAGTTACACGTTTTCTTATCATTAAACAGATATCCACGTAATATCCCTTGCTCTTTTCTAGCCTTGCCTCTTATCTCATTATCCAATGAGGCACTTTGCTCTAAATCACCTATAATGTCTTTAATATTTTTCTTTGTTTCTTCCTTTGTACTGATTGGAGCATAAGAAGAACTATACAAATCAAAAGCACTCATTATTATGTTACTTTTCTCTTGGTCTAATACTCTAAAACCTTGTATTAGATTTCCCTCTTCATAATCTAATAATCTATTAAAGACACTTAAACTAATACCTTGATGCTTTATTTCATCTAAGAAGTAAATATACTCCCAGCTTTCACCACTATCTGTTTCTCCCCACAGATGCTTTGCTAATTCTAAATTATGTACCTTATATGCGATGGTAGCAGATGCAAAAATTTGCTTATTCGCTGAAAAGAGTGTTATATCTCCTCTTTGAATCTTTTCCCATTGCTTTATCTTCTGTGGACTTGGAGTTATCCCCCAAACCCGGATTAAGTTTCCCTTATAAATTTCGGATAAATTATTAGCATCCTCTTGTTGTAAAAAAGGCTTAATTTTATCAAATTCAATTCCATTACGCATTGTAGATTGAAAATTAAACTTAGCTACTTTATTCCCTGTAGGTTGTAGTATTACATTGTACATACACTTACACCTCTTCTGTTTTATTTAGTTTTCTATAGTTCGTTATATTTTTTATTCGATCCAAATGACTTTTCAACTGGATATTTCCTTTGGTTTTTTTCTAGCTTATTTTTAACTACTTCTTCTATATCCAAATTCATTTGGTCAGCCAATAGGATAGAATAAATTAATACATCAGCTAGTTCATCCTTGATGTTTTCAAGATTTTGTTCAATTGCATCTTCACTACTTTTCCACTGAAAGTTCTCCAATAACTCGCTAGCCTCTAAAGAAAGAGAAATTGCTAAATCCTTAGAGTTATGAAATTGCTTCCAGTCTCTATCATCTCGAAACTTAAGAATTTCCTTTATTGTATTTTGATTCATTTTTGAATCCTCCCGCTATTATCCATTGGTAAATCCTTCTACAATTATATAAAACCAATTGCTTCCATTGCAAAAATTTAGATATACTAATTTTAAAAAGATAGACTAACAATAAATATAATTTTCTCGGAGGAATACCTATGGCAAATAACAATCCTTGGTTGAATGAAATCATAGAAATATTAACGGAGTTAGGTGGAGATGGAACACTAAGTCAAATTAAAACCAAAGTTATGGAACGTAATAAAATAGACCTAAGTAAATATCAGCATGAACAGTCAATAGGTGCACAAATTAGAAAGACCATCTATTATCATTCTAGTGAATGCGATATTTATAAAGGTGAACAGGACTTATTTTATGCTGTAAACGGGAAAGGAAATGGATGCTGGGGATTAAGAGACTTCGATAATAATGATTGGAAATTAATCGATCTTGAGGAGGAATTTTCTGAAGGTAAACAAATACTTAGAACTCATCTGTCTTATGAACGTAATAACCAAGTCATTCCATTAGCAAAAGAGCACTTTAAACAAAAACATGGAGGAAAACTATTCTGTGAAATTTGTGGTTTTGATTTTTATAAAACATATGGTGAATTAGGAAAAGATTACATTGAGGGACATCATATAACCCCTGTATCTCAATTAAAAGAAGAAGAAACGACCAAAATTGAGGATATTATAATGGTGTGTTCCAATTGTCACAGAATGTTACATAGACGTAAACCATGGTTAAGTATTGAAGAATTAAAACTATTATTAATAAAAACACATCTATAAAAGCGCAATACCGCTTCTTCTGAATAAAGGAGCGGTATAACTTATTAGTCGTATAATATTCCAAACTCTCGGGTAATATCTCTTGTTAATTTTGCTAAGACTCTTTTATCTAATTGCTCAATATCAACATAATTAGAGTATACTCCCCTTACTGCATCATGTTTTGAAGGAAACAGCTTAGGAAACTCATGACATAATGAGTCAATTTTAGCGTCATTGTACCTTAAAGATTTTAAGAGTATCTCTCCTACATAATCAGTGTGCCAGTTATATAATGATTCTAATTTAAAAGTTTTTTGATTCCTTTCAATTCTTTTAAGTAACAAATCAATTTCTTTTGGATCATAATTTTGCTTTTCAATTTCATTTACTTTAAAACCAATGGAGAACATATCTGGATTTGAGTACCAAGCTTTTAGATAATCTAATTTTCCTTTCCCACTTTTAAATTGGATAGTAAATTGAACTAAATCGCCAAAACCTTTATCATACGGATGTATGTGTGAATCTATTGAAACATTTTGAGATCCTTTTAAACTTGAATTACAAACATAACAACAAGGTATTAGATTAAAAAAAGAAATTGCTAAAAAAGGAAATTTAGACTTACTATAAAAATGATCTAAATGTGCTCTTGTTCTCCCTTTTTCTTCTTCTTTCGGTTCAGCTACTGTAATAAATTGTCTATTACAATATGGGCACACTCCAATATTTAGTTGTTTAACTAATTCATAAGCACCCCACTTTGGTTTGTTACCTTTGCTGTACTGTCTGCAAAAATGATCATAATCAAATATGTCCTCTAGTGTATCTATTAAACTCTTACCTTCTTTAATATAACGGTTACTTAATTTAACTATAGATTCTATTTTGGTAACTTGCTCTTGAACAAGTGAGAGCTGCTTCCCAGACACTCCTTTCTTAAGCAAACCCTCAACTTCTTTCCTTAATTCCCCTTGCTGTTTTGAGTATTTTTTTAGTTGTCTCTTCAACTTACTATGCTTATCTATTTTCCCCAGAATACTTCTATAGCTTTCACTAATTTTAATAACTATGTCATTTAAATCTTTAGGATTTCCCATTATAATGACTTCAATTTGATTTAGTAAAGATTCAAAAAATTTTTTCCACAAGAAATTTTTTTCTGATTTTACACTACGCTCTAACTTTTCTGATAATTTCCTCCCCTTACAATATTCTTCATAATGTCTTGTAGCTAGAATATGTAAATTATCACGCTTTATTTGTATCATTTTTCAAACTCTCCAATTCATCCAAACGTGATTTTAATCTTTCAATCTCACGTTCAGCACTTAGTATTCTAATGGATAATTTATCACTTAACATCTGTGCAAGTTTATGACGAATTAAGGGTTCTCCAATTAAGTTTATTGTCTTTTCAATTTTCTTTTCATTTTGTAAAATTTTATTAATATCTTCATTTACGAGTAACTCAATGATTTCATTTATCTTTCTATTGGCGAAAGTACCGGTTACACCATCTTCCATAAAGAAAGAATGTGCTAACAATGAATGAATATTTGCTGCAAAAGTTTGATGATATTCTTCTAAACTATCTATTACTACACTTTTCTCCATTTCTTTTTTTAAAAATATAATATTTGTACTTGGGAGATCGGAAACTACAAAAGGCGAATTAGATGTTAGTATTATTTGGATGTTCCTTTGTTTTTTCCCGCCAATGTTCCTAAATACAATTGGAAAGTACTCAATTAAATTATTTAAAAACTTACCCTGCCAATGTGGATGTAAATATATTTCACCCTCATCTATCAAAATCACCAAATCATTATCTATATTTTCAGTCAGTTCCCATCTTCTAGAAGCGAAATAAAATCTTGAATAAATATTTAATAAAGCACTCTCTCCACTACTTAAATTCCTCCAAGAAAAATCAATAAAATCATTATTGATGCATGAGTTTTCATAGAGATACAAAAATTCTTTAAACTCATATCCAACTTCCTCTTTAATATCAAACGAAAATTTATATTTCGCTCCGCTTTTTTTCGTACCATAATTATATTTAGTCTGAAAATTATCCATTAAACGCTCTATGGACATTAACATATTAACCAATTTATCAAACTTTTTATCGCTGTTCTTAAGTATCGAAGCAAACTGTTGAATCCCTACTCTTAATCTATAATAATCGTCTTTTTCTTGTTGAGGCATGATAAATTCAATTTCCTCGATTATATCTTTCCAATCTTGTGCACATAGTTCACTATATAAATGAGCTAAAATACATCTAGTAAATCCAATTACTGCATTTCTTCCCGCATTAACATGTAAGGAAAATTTATTACCCCTAGAGGCATTAGTCGAATTATAGACTTCATAAATAAAATCTAATATATTTTTTTTATTCCCCTTACCCACATGATGTTTTAATGAAAGTGAGGGCTTTTTGCCACGATAAAACAAATCAATTTGTGTTGGCATCTTAAATGGCAATTCAAACTTATCGTTTCTTTCTTTTATCGCATATATGAATTGAATCTGTCTTTTTATTTCTTTAAATTTAAAATCTAAACCCTCACTCCCGATAAATTTTTCAGGTGTTTGAGAAAAGTTAACAGATAAGTTATTGGCAGCTAAATGATTTGTAGATATATTCAGCATATTTTCAACTGAATATTCTTCAAGGNNTTCAACTGAATATTCTTCTTTATTATCATAAACATTTGAAAAATATATTAAAGTTGTTTTTTCCAAACCACACGGAATATCTTGATCATTTCTTATTTCGTATACATATTCTTTCGGTATTTTAATATTAATATTCATTTCCTTTGGAAAGTAGATATAATGTAAAAACTCCTTACCTCTGTATTCACGCGTGATATAAAGATAATTCTTAGTTTTCTCTCCATTATCTTCAGCACTATATGCCCCAAAATTCTCTTTCAAGAAATCAAGTATACTTGATTTCCCTGTTCCATTTTGTCCGACAATAGCTGTTATATTTTTTATTTCCGCTATTTCTTCTAGAGATTTATCTTCAGGTTTAAAAAAATCCTCTATAAAGTTCGGATTAGCTTTTATATGCAATTCATGTTCTTCATTTTTCTCTTTCATTTGATATCGAAAGCGATTGTCAAAATTTAATCCCTGCTTATCTATCAATCCTTCTTGATAGTTATCAACCCACAAATATAGCAATTCCACTTTACTTCCCCCTGACTAAATTTCCTACACCAAATTCTTACATTCAAATATTATACTACCCGTTAACTTTAAGGAGCAACAGTAGTAAGTATAAACTGCTCACTTTATAATAACGAATTACCGGTAATAAAATATTTTAATTTATGATTTTACATTCACAAAAAGCCTCATCCGCAATTGCAGAAGAGACTCTCATTTACCTGTCTTGCTATTTTCTTTTCAGCACGTTCTATCATAGATTGTACTGTACTACATGTAATGTCTAAGTATCTAGCAATTTCTCTAAATGTTAAGCAATATCCTCGAGACATTAGATACACTTCTTTCTCCCGCTCAGTTAACAACGATAAAGCATCTTCTAGCCTTATTTTATCCCATTCACCAATTGCATGCTCTTGCTGATGATTGTCCCACTCATATAAATTATCATCCATGCTACGGAAATACCTTTGCATCAGTAACGGATCGCATGCTCTTTCCCTCTGATATGCAGCCAACCTTTCAACCCCTCTACGATTTCCTGGTCTTCTCGCCTTTTTCATCCATTCTAAGGAATAAGTAATGTCGCTAATCATATCAGTGAGAATCTTTACATCTTCCTCTTTTGCATCCTTTTGAGCCTCTCTCAATTGCTTTAAAGTCGTGTTATATTGCTTAATCAAATCCTGCATAACCTATCCCTCCTTATAAACAAAAAAAGAACACCGTATATAGACTGTACTTCTCTACATAACAGTGTTCTTTTATTACTTTCATATTTAATTTCTACGCTTCTCTCACTACACAAGTAACTTACTACTTATACAGTCAGAGAAACGGAAAACCGTTCCTCATAGACACAAATCTGTAAGTGTAGCTGGTGCTTCTAATTAGTTTGGTAAAGTTCAAGAGAGAAATAAAGTGTTGAGGTGCCCCACGCCTCTTTGAACCGAGGAAAGTATAATTAGCAATTGGACATTCGGAAGGAACATCCTCGGCTCAAAGAGAGGTGTAACCCTCTCCCCCGTTGGTCGGACCCTTACTTACGTTTATTCCTGAGTAAACTATAATTAATTGCCCTAACCCGAGAAATTTAGATAAATCAAGAAACAACATACAGTACCATTTCCGTGGCAGTTCTTATGACACTTTTAATGATACAAGCATTAATGTAGTATTTTTTATCAAACTTTCATCAATTTTTTATCAAAAATTAATCCCTATATATACATCTTGATAATATGATAGTTTCAAATCATCCTATAATACTATATTATTAAAATTAAAGATTTCTCCCCCTAAAAATACAATACTAAAATTTTATCACTGTTTACTTTACTACTAAAGGTAGGAAATTCTATGCAACTTAAAGAATATATTAAATGTTAGGAGAACTATTACTATGACTGCTGAGATAGCTTTACTAAATAAGTTTGGTGTTGCTCTAGCTGCTGACAGTGCCGTTTCAATTGAAAATGGTAATGGAGTGAAAGTCTATAACTCTGCCAATAAATTATTTTCTTTATCCAAGTTTACCCCTGTAGGGATTATGGTTTTTGGGGATTCTTCCTTTATGAATGTACCATGGGAAACACTAATCAAAGTGTATCGAAAACGACTGGGAAACACTACCCATCCCGATTTAATGGATTATTGCAGAGATTTTATTAATTTTTTATTATCTCAAAAAGAATGTTTATCGATTACTGCGGAAAAACTTCTGATGTCTAGACTTACATCATTACATCTAAATAGTGTATTTGAAAAAACTAACATGAGAATGGAGGAGGTGTTTACAAATAAAGCCCCAAATTCTGAAGAGAGAATTGAAGCTTTAAAAAAAGAGCTTTTACAACACATACAAATTATAAATAGGGAAAAAAATCTTACTAATATGCCTCAATATACCAAGGAAGATTTTTTTTCTAGATTTAGTGAAAGTATTTTAGAAACTGGGCAATATCTAATTAACATTCCTGAACTAGATAATGATCTCGAAAATTTATTACTCGACCTAATGTTTCTTGTTTCCTTTAAAAATTTGTATAATTACACCACTAATTATTCCGGTGTTGTAATTACAGGTTTTGGTGAAAATAATTTATTCCCTTCCATATATTCTTATAGAACTGATGGAGTTATTATGGGGCAATTAAGATATGAATTATATGACGAGGACCATATTGGAAATGAGGTAAACAATGCTTCGGCTCTTATAAAGCCGTTTGCACAACAAGAGATGGTTCACTCCTTTGTTGAAGGGATAAATTCTGACTTAAAAGAAATCCTTACTACATCTCTACAACAAATTTTCAAGGAGAGTCTTCCAGAAATGATTCTTACTTCTATGGAAAATCTCTCTAGTGATATTAGTACCCAATTAGAACATTCACTGAAGGTATCTGGTCAAAATGTATTGGAATCTTTCGAAAACACACTAGAGGAGCTAATATCGGACAGATATTCAGGTCCCTTAATGAGAAATTTAGCCAATTTACATAAAGAAGAACTCGCATCCTTAGCTAAGGCATTAGTTAACTTAACTTCCTTGAAAAGAAAAGTAACCTCCGATGCCGAAACGGTAGGTGGTCCTATCGATGTAGCTGTAATTTCAAAAGGAGATGGATTTATTTGGATTGACAGAAAACATTATTTCAATTCTCAATTAAATTATTCTTTCTTTAACAAATACCTAATGGATGGTGATTCGAATGTTTTTAACACAAAATAAACAATTCAATACTGACGTTTATTTTAATTGTAAAAAAAAGAAACATACAATCAATGAATCTTCCAAACCTCAAAATATTGCAAACTTTTTTGTAAATGAAATAATTAAACAAATTGAATTAGAATCCAATAAAAAAAAGCAACTTCCCGATTTAGGGTAAGTTGCTTTTTTTTACTTGAAAAATTTATCAATCTCTTTATTGACTTCTGACAAACTATAAGTCGTTTGTTCCAAGCTTTTTATATTATTTTTATAACCTGAGAGCTTCTGTTCCCATTTATCTTTTATTTCAATTTCACTTTTAAGCGTGAGTGTACCTTTTTTTCTCTGTTCGATCTTCTGCAGCGCTTCTGTTTTCCAAGACATCAATATCCCCTCTTTTCTTTTGTAAAATTAGACATAAAGCATGAGTTAGACGATATGTTTCTCTTGTACTTATTAAGTTATCAGAAAGTAAGAAGAAGATGTGAATATCTTCAGTGGTTTCCGCATGGAAATTAAATACCCATGTTTTCCCTTCATCCATCTTCATACTTAAGGATATTATAACACGCCCACTATAGGGGTGGTCAAATTCTGGTGCATATCTATCCTCTTTATTAGGGTTAAGAGCTCTTATAACAGCATTATCTTCATCACTTATATTTTGAGGAACATCGTACAATTCTTTTGCAGCACCTGTCGTCCCTTCATCAACTATCTTCTTAAGAGCTTTTTTGTCATCACTTAATTCATAGATAGTAAATCCACTTATAATTCGCAATGATGATTCTTTAAAGGAACCATTGTTCATTTGATATATAATTGTAATAATTTCTTTTAATAATCGTGAAATAAAATTAACTTGGTAAATTACCTCATTGAACTCTGTTTCTAATTTTTTCACATACTCTAATTCACTTTTGTATTTTTCTTCTAATTCAACAACGATTTTCTGCTTATAATGTATTTGTTCTAATTTATTTTCTAATTCAGCATACGCGGGATGATTCTTAGTAATCTGATCATACACTGTACCAAAACTAAAATTATAAGGTGCATATTTATAAAACAAATCGTATTCCGATTTTCTAGCGAACCTATAGGCATCACTATGAAAATGTTTTTTGTTTTTTATATCAATCATTTTATTATATTGTATTAACAATGCTACACTTAAACACAGTACGATAGACACTGCATATATCCATACTTTATATTGTTCAAATGGAAGAAGGTAACGAGAGCAAACAATTCCCCCAATACTAACCGCAATTGCGGTTAATAGTTTCGCATTCCGATATAGTGTAAAATCTTTAAAAATTGATAATATTAAAGCCAATACCCAATTTGATTTCCCTCTATCAGTGTAACTACTTTCAAATGTTTCAAATGCTACATCAAAATCTTTACTTAAATCTTTTAATTTTTGCAGAAAATGAATATCCATTAATCTTCTCCTTATTTCCCATTCTTTCATCAGTATCTTTTATATTTCCTATTAAAAAATACACAAGCTATTTACCTTTCTTTTTTTATATTACTTCTGTTTACCAAAATAGACCAGGATTATTTTCATAAACTATTGCATTTATTAATCCTCTTTCCAAAAGAAGAACTACTTTAAATTTAATTGCTATTATTAAATAAGATATATGTAT